GCATGAACATCTGCAATTGCAGACGCTGTGTCGTCATAGTGACGAACTGCTTCTGAAGCACTGGCTTCTAGTGAAGCGTGTCCTCCAGCCAATGTTAGTTGTCCAACTGGAACATCTGAGTTTTCCTCAGTACGAACTACACCTGTATGGAAGTAAGCGTAATTACTCTTACTGCGTGGTGGTCGTGTTCCAAAAGACATTCCAATGTGGTCAACGTGCCAAGCGGCAATGTGACCAAAAACTTTTCCTTCATCAGTTACCGTCAGAGCAGTTGGCTTGTTCAAGCCAGGGTTATCAAACCACTCCTTAGGCGGATGTACTGGAATAGCACCAGCAACAATTCCGCAAGCGACGAGTGCTGATGCGTCTAGAGGATTTACACCCTCGACATACACTCCGTCAGAAATCACTTCTTCCTCCTGGTCTCTCCCACTTTCATCAACAAGTTCAATAGTGCACTCTTGATAAGCGGGTTTAGGGACAAGCGTTACAGCCATAACTCTTGCCTTTGTTATCTTCATTTTACCTGCTCCGACCTTACCGTCGGATTCTTTTTCTGAAGCATTTGTTTCTTCATTTGCTTCAAACATATCTAAGTCAGCAGAAACTCCACGGATAAAGCCTCCACGAACAAGTCTTTCCGCTTCTTTTCCGTACTCACCAGTGTCAAAATAGCCATAGGCATTTCCTATGCCATTTTCTACTCTTTCCATCTTGGTAATTTTTCCTATAACAACTGATCCGGAATGGCCTTCGCCAGTCTTGATTTGCCATAGGAGAGGTAGTGGTAGTTCTCTCATTGAGATAGCCCCTGGCACAAATTTGCGTCCGTCTCCAGACTCTACTGCCTCAGGGATAACCAGAGGAATATGGAACTGTGCCCCGACTCCAGGCTCTTCCATAGAAGCACCAGCAGTCAAAACACGATTCTTAGCATCAGCAATTCTTGCCTTCATAACTATAGAAGCAATAACTGCTTCTGAAGGAACAATGAAATCTGTACTAAAAGTGTTTTTTGCTTTTCCTTTTTTGCCAAATAGTTGACGATGTTCTTTATCACCTGTCCACATACCTGTGGCTTCTTTATGACGCAAGGCGCAATAGCCTTTAGAACGAGGTCCCATGTATTTAGAAAGTTGACGAACACATCGTGTCCAGTCTCCAGCAGTATTCCAACGAATCTTTGCTGCACCTTTACCGTATAGCCAATAGCGACGAAGTTCTTCAGCATTGCCACGGTTTTTATCAACACCACCTGCTGCCATCAAAGCAATAATTCTTGAATCAACATTGCTGATAGATGCAGTTGCTGGTTTTACAGAATCAATTTGGTCTAATACCAAAGCAAGGTTATCGTCATCTAAAACAATAACTGGTGGAGGAGTAGGACTGTTTAAGTCATTGAGAATCTGTTCATCTTTTTCCCACTTGCCTGGCTTGCGCTTGTAAGTCATTGGAGTAGTCTTTTTATTAGTAGCAGGTACTAATGAAACTAATTCCATAACAGCCTGAGGGTCATCTGGAGAAACAATTGCCATATAAATAGGTGGGACATCAGATGTCTCTGGGTTTAGTTCTACCTCTTTAGATTCAGCGGCAGAAGTAAAGCCTTTTGCTGGCTGAGTAAGCCAAGGTGCTGGCTTAAGACCTGGAGATGGTTTCAAATCTTTTCCTGGCTTATACGCCTCTACATCAGAAGGTTTTACAGGTGTTTTAGAAATGTCAGGGCGATACCACATTGCATTTGGATAACTTACAGTTCCGTCTTTATTGATAACTTTTTTCTCTAAGAATTCTCGTAGAGACGGATCGTTATATGCATTAGGAGTTTTACGTGGCTCTGTTGGTGGAGTTGGTGAAGAAGCAGGAACTTCCGCTGCTTGTTGTCTAAGGTCTACTGCCCAAGGGGAGAAGTCACTAAGAATTGTTTGAACTTGATTTACCTGCAACTGTGGAAGTTTTGCTGTAAGAGTTGCTGCTGGTCTATCAATAGGAGTGCGAGGCTCTCCAAGAATATTTTTAGTTAACTGTTTAGTTGAAATAGCAGACTGAACCTGAGGCATTGGCTTGAAAGTGTCTACTGACTCTGTTGTGTTAGCAGGTACATCTACAAAATTACCATTTGTAAGTTTTACTTTTACGCTTTGGCTTTCTGGGTTTACTGACTCGATAGTTCCTGTGTATTCAGGATTTCCACCAATAACAACTTTTCCACCAGCCTTAGCAAACTTGCCTACCTTGTCACGAACCTGACCACGAGCCTTTTGTGAACGCTCTTCTGGAGTGTAATTTCCATCTTGATTTGTCGGTGCGCCATCTGATGGTGCTTCACCTGCGGCAGTTAGAGAATCATCTACTTCTGAATATTCTTCATACTCACTGTAATCAGTTTCATCGTATTCAACTTCGTCTACTAAATCCCAGTCGACGCCATCCATCTCATCAACAAATAGTTGAGACTCTTCTGGCTCAATTTGAGAAACATAAACTGCTTTGAAAGGGTCTGCTTCAAACAGACCAGAAATAATTACTGCTGTTTTGGAATCTATAGGCAAATGTAGTTTTGCTACATTGTCGTAAGCATCGTCAAGAGACTTATCGTAAGTTTCAAAGTCGTGATTTACATTTCCTAAATCTTCCCACATAGCATCGTCCCAAACAAAGACAGAGCCATCTGGATTTACTTTATAAAGACGGTCAATTCCTGAACCATCTAAACGAACACGCATATAAAACTGAGGTGCCATTTCTTCTGGCATAACTTCTGCTTCAATAAATGAATTAAGGTCAACTGACTCTGGCTTAGCGTAGTCAGACATAACGTATTCAAAAGAGGCAGTAATAGAGTTAGACTGGGCTTTTCTATTTTCACGATTTACGATTGCTGTAGCCCAAGACTTGGCAGCATCTCCGCCCCATAGAGCCCAAGCAATGCGACCATTTGATGGATAGCCCTTTTCTCCTGGTCTATAGCCTTTTGCTTTTTTATCTACTTCATGGCGTGGAAAATACTTAGCAATGTGACGAATCTTGCGGATACCAATTTGCCCACCACGAGCAAGAGTGCGAGCAGTGTTTAGACCAACTGGAGTTCCACCACGGTCTTCTTCTTTACGCCATTCCAGTGCTCGTTTTGCTTCAGCCTGAACTGACTTGGGGATTGTGTATAGGCGGTCATTGTTAGAGAAAACTTTAATATCAAGGTCTGTCGTAGCAGCAACAGCAAGTTCAAAAGGAATAGAAGATTCTGGTTTTGTTTGGTCGCCATCAGGCACAAAAGAAGCAACCATAGATTCGGCATCTCCTACCGAACATACAAGTCTCTTTTGTTCGTCAATAATAACGGCCTTGCTATCGGCAACAAATAATACTTCGTTGCCACTGCGACCAATAAACTGCACTTTTTACTCCGTCTCTAGACTTACTGACTCGTACTTCACAACTTCTTCAATCGGAATAGCCAAGTCTTGCTCATCGGCTTCGTCATAAACAGATATGAAGGCGGGGTCTACGTATACGATAATTAAACCATCAAAATCTAACTCCCAATCGTCTTCTAATGAGATTTCTTTCCATTGACCTTTATCACGGTAGAAATCACCATCATCAGATTGGTAAGTAAGAAACGCTGCTTCATCCAAATCAGTATCGCAATGACATATTAAGTCAGTTGGAAACTCTGGATTTTCAGGTGAGAATGCCATTACTGCTCCTTAGCCTTGTCGTCATCAATCGGACCTCCCGAAACCCATGCACGGCAGGTTCTAGCAGACGCACATTTGAAATCGAATGCTTCGCAGTATCCGAGTTCTCCAGCCTCGTCTATTGCATCAAACTCATCGGACTGATTTTCTCCAGTCAGCCCTTGAGAGATACAATTCTTCATTGATGATGTGACTATAAAGACAGCGCAATTACCACAGCGCTGTTGCTTTGCAGTTTGCACATCTACGCTCCACTCTGATGCCAGTGCTTGCCAATACTCATCGTTTGGCTCGTCTGGGTTTAGTGGACCATACATAGCAGTATCAATAGCGTTCTTACGATTTTTTAGATTAAGAGCAATGTCTTGAGTTGCAGGTGGGCAAGATTCGCCAACGGCTGCTGTAACAGCGCTCTTAGTGTCTGGATTTCTAAAATACCAAGCATCTTCTGCCGAGTATCCTTCTTCAGCAATTGCCTCTTCTAATGTTTCATATACAGCATCGGTAAGAGGAACTACATTAAGCATTGACATATTCTGTGAAGCAAGTAACGCCCACTCTTCTGGAGTTGTCGGTGGTTGCTCTTCACGAGACAAAAACAACTCTATTCTTTTCTCATCAAATCCTTCAAAATCTGTAATATCTGGATTTTGCGGAGTTGCATAGGCAGCACTATTTTCTGTTGTGACTATAGAAAACAAATGAGCAGCGTTTTCAGGGAAAACGTTATCTACGTTATAGACTCTATATACGTTTATTGCCATGTCATTGTCTCCTTATAGTTTCTTTGCTAAGTTTGATTTCCACTTGTCGACATCAATACCTTTGAGAACAAGAAGTCTATCAATGATTGCTTGTCTATTGGCTGGTGTTACATCTGCCAAATAGTCTCCGCGTTCAATTGCTTGAATGGCTTGCTGAACAGTCATATCAATAAGTTCTTTATATGCAACAGCGCCAATGTCTCTAGCAAATGCTTTATTGATTCTTCCGCCGTCACGGCCATCTCCACCAGTCATGTAGTCAAGTGGGTTATTGATTCTGTAGTTGTTCTGGAATAGTTGAGCAAAGCCATGGTCAATTGGAAGAATTTGAATTTCTTCACGACCATTGCCATCAACATTTCCTCGGTCTACTGCACCAAGTAAGAAGTTGTGAGTGTGTCGGTCTGTGTTGACAATAACTGCATCAAGAATTCCAAAAGCAATCAAGTCAGCAACGGCTGCTCTTGCTGCAACATCGTCATAATCTTTACCTGCGTTTCCAGCAATCTTAGGGTCTTTATCAAACTCTAAAGAATCACCAGCATTTGTCATAATCAAAACTTGAGCATCGTTATTGTGCTTGACAACAACTGGAACACCTGCAATGTTAAGAGCACGAGCCAATTGGTTTGATGCGTACTCTGAGTCGGCAGTTTCTAGACTACGTTCACGCTTGAAGTAGAAAATTTGTCCAGATGCTTTATCAATCAAACGATAGTTATAACTAGCGTTGATTCCATCGCCAACTCTTTGGATTCTAAATCCAGTAGGTTGTCCATTGATTTCAAGTTCTGTTGGCTTGTCAGTTCTAAGTTTCTGACCAGCATTGAACACAGCCATAAAGTCAATATCTTTTAGTGCCTCGCCAGCAGGTCCCAAGTCATCACGGTTAGGGTTGAAAGCAAGTTTCTCCTCGTGAAGTCCCATAATCATTCTGGCGTATTCATTAGCACGAGCCTTCTTGGCGTCAGTGCTTCCTGTGCCAGGCTTTCTAATCTCAGAACTTACTAACTGAGAGAGTGCTTGACGAGCATCTACGCTTAGTGAGGCTAGTGAAACTTCTCCATCTTGTGCAAAGAAGTTCTGTAGTTCATCTTTGTATGGAGCAGCAAAAGCATTATCAACAAAGAACTGGTCATCTGCAATTAGTGCTTTTAGATTCTGAGCGTTTGCTAAGTCAAACTTGTTGGCTCCATCAGCGACTCTTTGCTCTTGAAGAGCAATAGGGTCAATGAATGGCATATTGGCTTTACCAAAAGGCTTCTTATTGTTTTTAGCATAGCCCTTTACAGACTTCTTAAGTTCTTCTATCTGAGTCTTTATTCCAGAAACATCTACAGGAAGTCCCTCTAGATAACTCAGTGCTTCGGTAAGGTTCTTAGGGTCTGCGTAAACTAAGTCATCATCTGTATCAATGTTTTTTGCATAAGACATCAAATAGTTACGAGCAATGCTAAGTCTGTATGCTGCTCCGTCTCTTCCGTTATCTGGCAGACGCTTAGCAATTTCGTCAATAACTTCTTTTACGTTAGCAGCATTGATACTTTTAGCATCAGCAACAGCAACCTCTAGAGGATTATTGATTTCATCAAACATCTTTCGCTCAAAGTCGCCTTCAAGTCTTTGCTTTTCTGGAAGAACAACGTTTCTCAATTGCTCAACGGCAGCAACTAGGTCATCAGTTCCGTTTGTTCTACGAAGACGGCGTAGTAGGGCATCCAACTCTGTGATATTGATTCCTCGGTGGTCTTTTACATCAAGGTCTCTTACAAAGTTATCAATTGCTACTTCAGCATTCTTTAGGGCAGTGATTCTTCCACCCTTATTGAGTTTTTTAATTCCCTTGCGAACTTCTTCTAAACCATTCTTGATATTGTCATTGTCTAACTCAAAGGCAACACCAAGTGGTTCAATTTTTTCTACTTCAGGACGCTCTATTACAGCACCTTCAGGGTCAGCAATGTAATCCATCTTGCCAATGGTGAAGTTCTTTACTTCTCCATTTTCAATAGCAGTAATATTTATATTTCCGTTTTGTGGATTTTCCCAAACCTTGACAGGTTTTACATATCTAGTTTTTCCGTTGTAGTTGAAAGATATTTCATCTCCAGCATCAATGGCACGTCGTATTTGCTCTTCTAAATCTTTGTTCTTGTCTTTTCTTACAACAGGCTCGATTAGAGGAACAGCGAACTTATCATCTGGAGCAACTTCTGGTGCTGCTTCTGGTGCTGGCGCTGCTTCTGGTTCCTTTACAACACGTCCACCAGGACCTTCAACACCAAGACCACGATCAACTGGTCGTGCCTTTGGTCCACGGAAATCAGGAAGGGCGATGTCTGCGTTATCTCCCTTTTGAAGAATAAGATTCTTAGCCTTTAGTTCACGGCCACCTTGACGGATTGCCCACTTATCTTCTTCACCTTCAAATTGAATGACAAGTTTGTCTAAGTAAATAATTCCCTTACGGCCTTGACCGCCAGCCTTTTTACCTTCTTCAACTTGTGCGCCAATACGAGCCTTTACAACACCACGGCCCCACTTAGCATCTTTTACAGGGTCCTTGAAGCGAACAACATCTCCCTCTTGTAAGGCAATGCCATTTCTATCTTCGTAGAATCCTTCTTCCTTAAATCTTCCACCCATAGGGCGACCTTCTTTAGCAATAACTCTTTCTTCAAGAGCCTTACGCTTAATTTGTCCACGCTTTGCGCCAGGAACTGCTCTTGTACCCTTTGGCTCGTCAACAATCTCAAACTCTTGGTCTTCAACACCAGGACGACGAACATTACGAAGTGGTGAGTCAGCCTTAAAAAAGCGAGTTTCAATTTTTCCATTGACACGGTTTTGAATCTTGAATTCATATCTATCAAGAACACCGATGTATCGTGCTTCAAGAACTTCTTCAAAGTTGCCCCAGAATGGAGACCAGAAGAAATCGCCAACTTGAACTTCTTGGGCTTCAATAGGTGCTAAACGACCAGCGTTTTCCTCAACCCAAGCGTTATCTTTGACTCTTGCTTTTTCTTCTTCAATTTTTGCTTTTGCTTCTTCAGATAGAGGTTTTGGTTCTCTCTTCTTCTTTGGCTTATCTTCTTCTGCTGGCTGTTCTGGGTTTTGAAGAGCGTCAACTACACGAGCAATAAACTCGCGTCCCTCTTTCTCTGCCTTATCTTTATCAGGATGATTTGTAGTCTGATTTGCCAACAAATCTCCATCAAGGTCACGAACAACAGCGTCTGCTTGGAAGTCTGGCTTCTCATCGCCAACGTTTTGAATCTTGATGTCTCCAGCAAGGTTGTCTGGTAGGTCTTGTACTTCAATAATTTTTGGAGCATTGTTAGCATCTCCTGGGATATCTCCACGAGAGATAGGAACATCTTTTGCTCGTGCCTCTTCTGGCTCTGCTTGTTCCTTACGGTTTTGCTCAAGTAAATCTTTTCCTTGAAGATTGAGAAGTGCTTCGCCTTCTGCTTTAGCACCTTCAGCAGTTCTGTATTCTTCTTCTACTCTATAAATTTCATTTCCATCACTGTTGTGAATAAGAGCACGAAGAGCAAACTTTCCTTCAGGAGTCTTATCAATAATAATTGTTCCAATACCAACACCTGGCAAATCAAAAGCATCAAGCCATACTCTTTCCGCACCCGCGTCTTGAGCATTCTTATCTAAGTCAACAGGGTCGTTAGCAATAAATGGTGCTGCTTCGCCTTCTGGCATAACTTCTGGAACATTCAAATCTTCAGGGTTCTTAGGACGACGAACTCCATCTAGGAATACTCCATGGAAATGCTCATATGTAGAGACTTCTCCTGTTTCAATGTTGCGTCGGTAAACTCTAACTTTTCCTGGAGCAAGACCAAACTCTTCTCCACCACGAACTGCAACTACTTGCCAAATTGTGTTTCCATCCTTAGAAGACATAAAGTCTCCAGGAAGTAAGTCACGCATACGAATATTTTCACGAGGAAGAAGAACAGCATTGTCTGGATTAAGAATCCAGTCACGGTCCATCATTCTCATCTTTCCTTGAGGGAACATTGTGTTAGGTGTGAAGTCAAGAACTACAACCTCATCACGAGCACGAACTGGTTCTGGTTCAAGACCAATAGGACCAGCATCAATATTTTCTCCAGGGTTTGGAGCACCAACAGCATCTTTTATAGCACCATCGGCATCTACAGGCTTGCCATTGAGACCATCTCGCATTGCCTTAGCGGCGGCGTATTCAGCAAGTTGTCCTTCATAAGCATCGAAGGCTGCGTTATATCCATCCATCTTTGCTACATACTCATCATTGCGAGCATCAACATCAAACAAATCTTTTCCAGCATCAAGTTCAATTCCCTTATCAATAAGAGCATTGAAAATCTTTGCTGCTGCTTCTGCATCAGCATCTGCTGCGTGCCAATTTTCTAAGTCAACGCCAAGATGCTTAGCAAGGTTTCCTAGAGCGTAACTTTCACGGCCCTTAGGAGTCTTAGGACGGTTTTCCTTAGGTTGGTCTTTGTAGATGTCTCGTGCCATTGGCAGAACGTCTAGTAAACCTCCTGGAGCCCAATCAAGACCATGACGGTCAGCAAGACGACGAGCAACATCTTCATCAAATGCCATATTCTGTGCGCCAAAGATTGCGTTTGGTCCTGCCCACTCCAAGAACTGACGCATAGCGGCTTCTTGATTTGGTTGTTGTGCTAAAAATTCATCGTTAAGTTTGTTGCCCTTGTCGTCTACAGCATTAGGAATTCCATCTGTATCACGACCAGCATATGTATCAGCAATAGAGCGACCTGGGTTCATAAAGATATTTACACGGTCAATAACTTCACCATTGCGAACACGAACACCAGCAACTTGCCATGGCTCGTTGCCATCTTCTGGATTTACTCCAGTTGTTTCAAAATCAAAGAAGACTAAATCTTTATCCTTGAGAAGTTCACGGAACTTATTCCAGTCTCCACCTGCTTCACGAGCAATTGCAGCCATATCACCTTGAAAGGCTGGCATCTCAATTTGGCGTGGAGGTGTAGGGCGTCGTAGAGCAACAGCATTAGGAATATCTTTATCCTGCTCTGCAATATTATCCTTCTGGTCAATAACTGGAAGGTCTGTTGGTGCTTGCCACAAGGCTGCGGCTTCATCAAGTTTCTTTTGATGCTCTGCACGCTTGGCAGGGTCTTTATCTGGACGCCATTTACCATCAACAACATTGTGAGGTTGATGTAATTCTTCTAAATCACCCTTTGCAGGTGGCTCAACGTTGCGAATAACATCAATAGGGCCGTTTGCCTTCCACTCTTTTCTTTGAGTGACGTGTCCTGGGTAGTAGCCCTCAACGCTGACAAACTCTGGCTTTGTGTTTTCGTCAACAAAAATTCTTTCAATTACAAAGTGACCCTTCTTAGGGTCTGTAGTTACATCTCCAGCCTTCAAATCAGCAGCACGAGAGATAACACGATGTGGTTGGTTTGCTGGCTCTGTTGGGTCAACAAAACGCTTCTTTGCTGCGTCTAGTTGTACGTCGTAATCAGCACGAGCAGCATCAAAGGCTGCTTGGTCTGCTGCGTTTACAAACTCAAATGCTCCAGTGTCTTTATTTCTACGTCGTCTGCCAAAATCTGGCTCCTTTGGCTTAGAAAGAACTGGTAGGTCTCCCTTTTCTGGAAGAGGCTGCACATTACGAATTACAGGAATTTCACGCCATTCATTCCACTGCTTTGTGTCTTGCTCGACGTGGCCTGGGTAGTAACCCTTAATCTTGATGCGATCTGTTCCTGGAACCTTTTCGCCAATTTCTGTAATTACAAAATGGTCTCCAGTAGTAATGTCTCCAGGCTGTAAGTCGGCTGCTTTTACATTCATACGGAACGGAGCATTTGCTCCAGCATCAGCAGGAGCAATGTTTGCTGGCTTTGGAAACTCTTCGTTTCCATCTGGAATTTCTTCTAGAGCGTTCGCTTCAAAATCTTCTGGAACATCAGGACGAATATTTTCATTTTCACCTTGTGTGGCAATTCCTGGCTTACGCTCTGATGCTGTAGGAAGTTCTACTCTTGCTTCTGGGAAATCTCCAGCCTGTTCTGAAATACGCTTTTCTTTTCCAAAGGCTGCCCAGCGTTCTTTCTGAGCAGGACGAGGCATATCAACTGCCCATGATGTTTCAAAATCATCTAAAGCGCTCTTGTAGGCTTCTGTATGGTTTTCTGGATTAGCAAAGAAGTCTGCAATCTCCGCTTGAGTCATTGAATCAAAAGCGGCAATTTGCTCATCTGAAAAACCGTAGCCTTTAGCAAACTCTTTAATCTTTTCACGAGATGCTTTTGCATACTCTGCCTTGCGAGCATCTAGGTCTGCCTGTACTTCATCCCAGTTCTCATAAGTCTTTGGTTCAACAAGTTTGTTGCGGTCTTTGACAGTAATTTTTCCATCTTTATCGGTAGATGCTTCAAAATTATTTAGACCATAAACATTGTTGTAGTTTTCTGGAAGAGGACGGCCAAACATTCTTCCTACTGTTTGTGAGATTCCCCAACCTTCAGGAACAGGACGTCCTTGGTCATCAACACGGGCCTCAGCGTTGGCTTTTAGTTCTGCTATGCGGTCTTCAATAGCCTTTTTCTCCGCTGCTTGCTCTGCCATCAAACGCTCGTAAGCATTCATTGGCTTATCCTCAACTGGGAGGTCTAGAGGAAGTTCTGCTTGCTGTTCTTCTTGTCCAACCATTCCTTCATCAGCAATCGACTTTACAAGTGCGTTTGTATCTTCTCCAAGAAGTTGTAGAGCATCACGTACTGCTTCTACAGGAACGTTTGCTACAAACTCTTCGCCATCATCATCTTTCATAGACACATTTGCGTGTCCTGGGATTGGATTGCCTGGCTCAATGCCACGCTTTAATTCTTCAACAAGTTTTTCTTTTTCAATCGACTGCGCCAAGAAAACAGGATTGTCGCTAAAGCCAACTGGAAGATTTTCGTTCTGGTCTTCTTCTGTAACTTCTTTCCAGTTCTGGTATGGCTCAGGATTAATTTTGTGATAACCAACAGGCATATCAATATCATCATTTTTTGGAAGGTAAGGAGTGTGGTCCTTAGTCTTCATAAACTCAGCCATCTCGGCTTCGCCAAGACCATCTAATACAACTGGAAGTGGAACTAGGTCCATCTCCTCTTTATTGAAATCTGGAATCTCTGCTGCTGGAACTTCTTCAGGAGCACGGTCAACAGTTCTTTCAAACGCTTCAGCGATATCTGGATTAGGTCCAGTAACATTTTCTGAGCCCTTACGAAAGTCAGCAAGTGCTTCTTCGTTTTGCTTAGTTCCAAGTTTTTTGTCGTAGATTCTTGCAAGTTCTAGAGGAGCATCTTCTCCAGCCTCTTGAAGAGCAAAGAACAATGCTTCTGCTGGAACAAACTCATCTCCGTTATTGAAACCAAGTGTTCCATAGCCAGTTGCGTTTTCGCCATCTTCTTTAGGAATAACTGCTTCTTCTAAAGCGGCAACTAAATCACGAGGGTCATACTTTTGTGCAAGTTCTACAGGGTCATCAGTAAAATCTGTTGACTCTTCATCAACACGACCCTCAGGGTCATATGATGCGTCTGGATTGATTTTCTTTGCACCTTCTGGAACAGCAAAAACAAAAGGCATTCCCTTTTCTGGCAAAGCAGGTTTTACTAAAGCCTCAGGTTCTGAAACTTGTTCTTTATCAGGAAGTGCTGCCTTTTGAGAAGGCTTATCAATTTCATCAATCTTGTCTAGAATCTCTGACCAAGATTTGGCATCAATAATTGGACCCTTGCCATTGCTTGCAGTTAGATTACCGAAATCATCTTTGGTAACTCTCCACTCTTCATTTTTCCAAGTGTAGCCACCTAATTTTTCCCAGCCGTCTGGTGCTTCAACAAATTCAATATCTTCTTCGTTGATTACATCATCACTTGCTGAGTAGCGAACTGGTGCCTTGCTAAATCCGTCAGCAGTTGGGTTAAGGATTGCTTTTACGAACTCGCCTTTAGCAGGTGGAAGTTTTGCGATACGACCATCTGGAAGTTCTACAAGAACATTTTCTCCATCATTGGAGTCCATAAGAGTTTTACCAACAACGCTAAATACTTTTCCAGCACGACGGACTAGAGCACGAAGACCTCCGCCTTGGTATGCGAATCGCCCTTTGCGGTCACGACGCTGTAGTTGTGCACGAAGAGAACGAGCAATTGGAGAGTTTCCATCGCCCATAGCAGCAAGCAATGTCTCTGTTGGCAGAGTACCTTGTGGTAGACCAGCAAGAATTGAGTTGTAGTAAGTGTGTTCTACAGAACCAAACTCTGAAGTAAGTGCTGATGCAAGAATTACTCGTGCACGTTCATCTGTAATACGTGCGTCGTCAACAAACCAACGAGCACGAGAAGATTCCAAAGCAGATGCTGTAAGAGAGTGCTCACGGGTTGAGCGTGGGTGTGAAATTGGAAGTAAATCTGTGTGTGAAAGAGTCAAAGAGTTGCTCTTATTGTTTTGAGCAAGGTTGATGTACTGAGTAAGTTCCTTCAAAGCCATATGCTCACGGAGTGAGAATGGAAGATGACGTGTTGCTTGAAGTGAGCGAAGAACTACAGTAAATGCTGCCTTCTTTGTAATACGGCGAGAAGTATTGGCATTTGTATTTGCCTGTTCAATTACAGAAAGTGCTGACTCACGAATACGAAGAGCCTGGCTCATCGATTGAGAGCGACGTCCCTCTTCTGAGATTGCGTGACTTAGTCTGCGAATTCTGCTCACTCTTGTGTACCTTCCTCAAACTCTGGTAATAAATCTCCATCAAGACTTTCGTGCCCTAAAGATGCTAGAAGTGATGCACGAACAAAAGGGTCATCGCCATTTCTTACGCCACGAAGCCAACTTGCTCTAATTGCTTCTTCTGCTTCGTATCCATACCCTGAATACTCTGCCATAGCAAGGATAGCGTCTTCTGGATATAGGTAATCTTCTTTATTTTTTAGTTCAATGTTGAGTTCTTGCTCATACATAAACTCTTCAACATCTTTCATAGATGGATTTTCTTTTTTCTTGATTACACCATCTGGAAGAACAGCAAAACGACATACTCCCATTGGCTCTACAGGTAAAGAAATGATTTGGCATTGATCTCCACCAGCATAAAGAACACAGTTGCCACAATGGACACCAATTTCTTGGTCTTTGTTCTCTGAAGCAGGTGTGTAGCCAGCCCAGATGCCAGTTTCATCTTCATTAAACTTTCCATACTTGTCAGCAATCTCAATAAGTGCTGCTGCTAACTCTTGTTCTTCTGGAACAAGCCCTGCGGCAGTAATTGAATTAGATTTTTTAGTAGAGCGAGGGTGTGCAGCAGGTAAAAGGTCATTATCTGTTGTGTAAGCAGAGTTAGAAGGCTTTCCAGACTTGAGAAGTTTCAGAAAAGCATTGACACGGCCCATTGCCCATTGATTGCGATTCATTCCAGGACGATGCGAGACACTAAATGCTCCTGCGCCACGGCGATAGACCGCCTTGAGCATTCCTAGAGATGCTTTACGTCCAGAAGGTGCTTTTTCATTGTGCTTAGAAACTTTTTCTTTCAAAGATGCTTCAACTGCTGCTGAAAATTTTACTTTGCGTGCTGCTTTAGTTCCTTTAGCGGAATCTTTTTTGTTTTTTGATGAACCTTTGATTCGATCAGACTTCGGTGCTGGTGTCTGGCTGATTGTCCTCGACATTTGATTCACCGCCTTCCGCAGGTGCTCCAGAAGTTGCTTGTTGTAGAAGTTGTTCAACACTTTCAGGTAGCGGAGCAACAGATGCGCCCTGTTGAGCCTCTCTTACCTTCATCATAAGTTCAGGACTTAGCGCACCAAGCATTGCTTCAGTAAGTTCAGGAGTAATTGCTCCCTTCTCAAAGAGCATTCTGATTCCAACTTCTTCTGCTGTAGGTGTATCGGATGCAGAGAAGCCATGAGCACGACGCCATGTCTCTCCAGAGATAATTCCTCTATCAAATCCAGAGTCAGCATCCATCGCTCTGTCATTGCGGGTTGAAACTGCGCTTGGGTCATACCAAACAACAATTCTGTCAACCTCTGTTGGATTGAATCCTTGCGCCTCTAGATAAGGACGTAGGTAAACAATTGTTAAAGCATCAGCAATAAGCAACATCAATGGTTCGATGTGTGCTTTGTACAGTGCTTCATCAATTTGTAGAGCGTTCGAGTATTTCACATTAGCAAGACCTGTTACTACATCCTTTGGAACATCTAGACCCTGAAGGATACGTTCTAGTACTCGGTCTGCACGTTGAGCCAATGCAGGGTCGAACGAACGCTCAAACTTAAATTGCTTAATCGCATCGCCAAGTTCGGCAGGGCCACGGATGATAAGCGGAACAACTGCTGATGCGGATTCTTCATCACGAATCGGAGTTGTCATTGCATCAATGAGTTGTTCTTCAAACTCATCTTCTGCTTCTTCAGCAGTAAAGCCAGGATTTAACTCGCTATCTGCCTCGTCATATGGATAATCAGGGTCTCCTTGAGCAGCAACTGATAAACCATCTGGTAAATAAAGTGCGCCAGCATTTAGGCGAGAGCGTGCTGTTGCACGGAATGTTCTGTTGAGCAAAAGTAATTCAGCACAAAGGTCTAACAAACCACGAAGTGATGAATCTGCTTCATCTGAATAACGTGGGTGCGAACGCCAAATGCGTCCTACGAATGCGCCATTAGCAAGACGATTGACTCCTAGTGCACCGCCAGTGCTTTGTTCACGGCGACCAATAACGTTGTATCCACCACGAGCATCTGCCATGATTTCATCAACGGAACGAATGTCCCAAGACTCAGGAATTCCAGAGCCTTTCTTTTCTGGCATTTGAACTAAATAACATTCTCCAGCAACTGAAAGATTGAGTGCTGCATCTTTGAGAAGACCTGCTTGTCCGCCATATGCAGAGTCAAGTCGTGCAAGTGCTCGCTCTGCGGCAGCAGCAAGACGTGGGTCAATAATTTTTGCGTTGCGTACAGATGTTGGAGACTCTGATGCGTTCTCTACAACGGCTGCGTAAATTCTAATTCGTGAAACAACAGATGCAACTAAATTGAAAGCATACTTAACTTCACCAATAGCATCGTAGTATTCCCATGCTTCGGCTTGCCATGCTGATGAGCCAGCAGCACGACGTTGTCTAAATTGTTCAAACTCACCTTTGTCATTAATTTTAATTTGTACTGCCGCAGCAGTTAAAGAACGTGGAGTTGAATAAGCAACAGGAGATGCAGGTGATGATAAAAATACTGAGGCAGGTCCAGAGACTCTGGAAGAGTTACGACGAGCAACTATTTGTGTGGAACGAGTAGTAGATTTTGACTTACCCTTTTTAGGTGAAGATGCTTTCTTAGGGACAGCAGGGCGAACAGGTTCATTAGACGGTTCTTCGCGTTTGAATACGCCCACAGACTTACTCCTCGTCTTCGTTACGGAACACTAGGACTGCCTATCCTCGTGTGCGGATAACAAGCCAGCGATAGCAGAAAGTGCTAAGACTATTTCAACTACCCGTGTGGCCTCTGGAATAATGATACGGGATATTACGAGTAATGATGCGACCCAAACGCTAGTGCACCAAACGCAAGTAAATAAATATCCGAATTTATTGCTCTCTGGCGGGAACTTTTTCCATATCCAATTACGAGGTCCGTTCAAAATCTCGTCTTGAACTATCAGTCTGGTTATTCTGTATGTGGCTAGACCAGCAATGGTCAGTTCTAGAAAGTCTGTAATCAATTATCCCCCTGAGCAACTAAAGTGCTTCCATAAGGGCTCCAAGAACGAAGCCTTGAGCCACACCCGCAGTTATCGTCTTTCCTAAAGGCTATGAGTTTTCCATTTTCAGTAATTACACGATGAATTTTTTCAAATTTTTCGTAGAAAGTTATAGCCTCTTTGAAAACTAGGTTAGGTCCTGATGGAGAGTCTACAGCGATAAGCACTTGATTGTTGAAAACCACCACACGGCACCTATCAAGCCTTCTAGTCCCCTTCGGGGCAGAACCTTTAGGCATCAACTCTCGTAGGTCCTCCATAGAGTCTGGTTCTGCTAACGCTACTACTGCTGGAAATACATCTGCTTGTACTTTCACTTAGTCTCCGTGTATTCAGATGGTATGTGGAACTCAAGCCAGCCTAAGTAGGACTTAGCAAGTGTTAGTGGAACTAGGAGAGGCTTTTCTCTAGTGGCTTTGTCGGGAGTTAGAAAGGTTTCTAAGTCGCTAGGCTCTTTAGCAACAGGACAATACATCCAAGACCTAGTTTCTTGAAGAGTTGCTAATGGAAAAGCAATAGGGTAATGTGATTTTTCAGACGTAAGTGTCTCTAAGCGGCGGGCGTTGGGTCTGGACTTTACTTTTTTAGGGTTGAACCAGACTGCTACAACAAGTTCTTCTTCAGAGTAGGTTCCAGTTGTGTTTTTGTAGGTTCTAGACATTGCTTAGTCGCCTTGCCATTGCTCTGTAAGTAACTCCAGCGGCTTCAGCGATGTCGGCAGCAGGTACGCCACGGTCTCTTAGTTGCTTGGCAAGGGTTGTAAGTTCTCTGTTGGCTACTGCAAGAGGGCTATCAGTAGGTGTCTTTGCTCTATATCTCTTTGAAAGGTCTGCAAGTTGCTTGAGTTGAGGTCTCAACTCTGGCGGGACGCTTGGGGAGATGGATCTCATGCGTGGAGAGTTGCTGAGAGGGGCTGTGGAGGTAAGAGACTTTGGTGGAGTAGGAGGTACAGGCCTTCTTTGCTCTTCTGACTTAGCATTCTTGACCCAGAAGTGAACTGTGGACTTAGGACGAGCAGGTTTGAGCGAGTTAGCAATCACAGCCAATGACCAGCCAGCCTCCCAAAGGGCACGAAGGCGTGGGGGAAGCATTTCACTTGGAAGAGTAGACAGAAACCTCACTTCGTCATCTGGGAGTCTCGTCTTTTTCTTCATGTGCCTATCCTACACTGTTTTTGAAGTGTCGTACAAGGCTTAGAGCAGCAAAAGTATTGGACGATACAGAAGAAAATATGAACCTTTCCATATTTTGATTTTGGCCTGTGACACGGCTCTGCATAGTATTAAAACTTTTCCAAATCGTTTCCGGATAAAAAAATAAAATACAAACAACTTATTATTTTTTTGCTGTTTCTGGCGTCTAGGGCATTGCTTTTATTATTTTTATTTCTTTTCGTGGGCTATAAAAGACTTTTAGGCTTTCTTGTCTATAAATAAACATAAATAACTTTTATTATCTATTTACTTTTTAGTTTTCTCTCTTAGGCTTAGTGTTATGTCTTGACCGGTCTGGTCAAACAATCTACAAACAACTTGGCTAGTGCTTAGACCTAGAGGGTCAAAGTGTTAGTGCTTTTTGATAACAATTAGATAACAAAGGGGGTTAGGCTTATGTCTAAAGATGTGATACAAAACACAAGGAACACTAGGCTAACTACTTGACAATAGTCTAGGCGTGTTCTAGTGTTGTCTATGCAGTCAAGGGGACTACGAGAAAAGAAAGGGAAACAAATGACACAACACGGAGTTAGCATTACAACAGAGGGACACCACTACAACTTCGTAGTAGATACCACCGCACAGGTTAGAGAATTGCTACTCAACACCACCGCACCAATTTCTGAGGTTATTGTTATGGAAGAAGGCTACGGCAAGGAAGCCCGTATGCTAAACGCTGAGGAAATCTTGGCTATTGTTCTCAACCACCCAAAGCCAGCCCTATCTCTAGTCTAATAAACTAGGCAAGGAAGCCCCCGCAAGGGGGCTTTTTTGTTGCCAAAAGTATGACCAGTCATCTGCCTTTTAGGGCTTGACAAGCGTGGAACAGTATCATAGTCTTATCTCATAAGCACAGAGAGTGCTTACAGACAAGGGGAAATAAAATGACAACAGCACTACTTCAGATTATCGCAGGCGCACTACTTCTAAACACACCTCTCATCATCCTATGGATTATGGAAGCCCGCAAGGTGAGCAAGCCAAAGCGCAAGGCGTCCAAGCCTGAGAACTTCGCAGTAGAAAACTTCTGGGCAACTAACTAAAACTTACAGAGAAGCCCCCCGCAAGGGGGGTTTTTCTTTTGCCACTCCCTAGCCAAAAAGTAAAAAACTTACGCCGGCCGCCAGACTTCGGGGAATTGTTGGTAGTGGGGAAAGTTTTACTTGGAGAAACCCGCAAAGATGTGATAGGAAACACACCCTAAAGACTTGACAAGCGTAAGGCTATGTCATAGTATTAGCAGTAAGACAAGGGAAAGGAAAGAAAATGCGAGGACTACCTGATAGCGCAATAGTAGGAACTTACAAACGCCTACACCGCAAGCCAAAGCGTAGTGCCCCTATTGTTTCTTACAAAGCACAAGGGGAATTACTTGGTAGTTTCTTATGGGTCGTAGCAACACCACTAAGAAAAAAACTAAATAAAAAGTAATACTTGACAAGGCTATCCGTATGGTCTAGCCTTACACTTATCAAACAGAAAGGAAATAAAATGCTTGCTATCAAACTAAACGCTGAAGGACAAGCAGAGGAAGTCCAACTAGCAGATGAAGGTTCTCAACTAGAGCAACTTCAATCTGCCGTAGGTGGGCTGGTTCAAGCGATAGACTTCACCGCAGACTTGACAATCTGGGTAAATGAGGAAGGAAAACTTTACGGGTTGCCAATCAACCCTATGGCAACTTTCTTATGGGAAAAGTATTTCGGACTAACTGACTTTATTTGTGGAGATGTAATTTTCACAGGTGGCACAGGTGAGGAAGGCGAAACACTAGGACTCAATGAGGAGACCGCGAAACAACTTCGTGAGTTTCTCCGTATAAACTAAAACAGACAAAGGACAAAATGACAACAGCAATAAACTTTCGCACTAACCCCGGGCAACTAGAAAAAGCACACGGGGCACGCTACGCAATTAGAAAAGAAAGACCTACTTTCTATCGCAGAGCAGGGCAAAACAAAATAGCAAAATTACAACTACCTGAAAATGTGGTTCGTGTATTTGATACTCTGACAAGCCCGCTAGATAAAAGTATGAGAAACGATTATGTAGTAGCGTTGGTGGGTGCTGGCTGGACACAAGCGTCCGTAGCGAGAGCCTCTAAGTTATCTCCGCAGATGATTAGAGTAATTCTAAACTCTCACAAGGGCACAGGCGTTCCGCCAACTTTATTTGTTCCACCCGTTCCAAAGCACGCAGACAAGGTAGGGCAATCTCGTTATGTAATGCCTACACCTGAACTACTGGCAAGGCTGAAGGAACTTCAACCCTACGCACAGCAGGTAAGAGCAAACAGCCCTCGCTTTCGTGCTGAGGCTGAGGAATACACCTACCTACTCAATCAAGCACACAACGAACAAAAAGTTACTCTCTATCGCTTGGCAAAGTTATTAGGAGTAACTACTTCGGCACTTGCTTTCCGCTTGGTTCGGTATGGATACCGCACAACAAAACTAGGACAATCCTCTGCCTACAAGCCAATCTTAGATAAAAACAGAAAAGCCTAACTCTGGAATAAAGAAAGCCCCCTAGTTTTTGCTAGGGGGTTTCTTTTTTGACGCCTTATGCCGTCCTTCCAAACTCCACACAAGGACGCAAAAAGTAAAAAACAACGCCCTGCAAGTCAAGTTTAAGTGACGAGCAGAGCGTTGATTTTGTTAATACTTAGTTAGTGACTTCTACTGAAGTCCCTTCGAACAAGCGAGAGATTAGTTTCTCGTCCTGAGCATTGACTTTTTCTACCGTTGTCTTAGCAAACTGAGCGAGAGACTTCATAGTCCCTGCACTCAACCAACCATACTTGTCACTACCCGCATCGAGAAAGCCGAGTTCGACAAGACGGAATTGCACTAAACCAACTGATGCAGAATTTCTGGATTTCGACTCGAAAACAAGTTTCGACAACGAAACAACTTTATTAGATGCAGCGAGTTTTGATGGTGCTGGTGCATCATTTTTACTTTTTGCCTCTTCGACAGGTGCAGCGACAGCAACAGGTTCCTCAACAACTTCCACTTCTGGGGTCGGTGTCTCCTCGTATGCGACGCTTGGTTCTGGGGCAGGGGCAACTTCCATAACCCAACGGGCAGGTTCTGGTTCTTGCTCTACAACTTCTTGGGTGTTATCTTCGGTCAAGGGGTTACTCCTTCGGGAAACTTCTTGAGCCAAGATTCATAGCGTTCTTGGTCTACACCATTATACCCGCTACCAACTTTCCAAGCCTCCCATTTTTCACCACCACTACTCATGTGATAAGCAATCTCAGCGTTCACTACTGGGTTGAATAGTTCCGCATTTGATTTGAGGTCAAACTTCTCTCGGCGGTCTACTCCTAGTCCGCCAATCATATTAATCTGGAAGATTCCGTATGAAGAGTCGCCTGTTCTTGTATTGCCATTGAAGGCAATAGGGCGACCATTAGACTCCTTCTTCACAACAGCCCAAGCGACCTTTAGTGCCTTGCCCTCAAACCCAACGGCGTAAAGCAGTTGAGCGAGTTCTTCGTCGGTAAAGGTGGTTCGCTGGTCAGCAAACCTTTGGAGTTGTAGAGCCTTGATTTTTTCCTTATGGGCGACGATTTCAGCCTCGATAAGTTGTTCGTAGGTTTTCTTTTCTTGTTCTTGCTGCTGCACTTCGACGGCAGTTTTTACTTTTTGTTCTTGTGCGTTGGACGCTTGAACATAGGTAGAGAAAGTCGAAATAACTCCAACCGAAAGCAATACGCTCAAGATTTGTTCGACAACTCTGCTCTTAGTTTTCTGCATTGATTTTCCTTTGTTTGGGGACATGGACTCTGCGTTGTCTAAACCGCAGTTGGGTTGCTGTCTAAGCCAACCGAGCCACCCTCATTGGGGAGACAGGTATTACTTACCTTTCCTAAGTTTGTCTGTAAGTCGTACGTCGTTCATAGGTAATACTCTATCACAAGAAAGTCAGGAAGGTAGCCTTTTACAGGCACTTTCCGCAACAAGCCCCGTGGTTGTAGTCAGATTCATACAGGGAAAACTGGCTACCGCACTTCCAACAGGCTATGTAAATGATTTGTTTTTTCTTGGTTTTTGTCATTTTCTTCCCCTTTCATAGACAACAATACAATAGTTATGTGCGTATGTCAAGCGACACGCCAAAAGAATAGAGACCCTCTGACGGGGGAAGGTTTGTGTCAGAGAGCCTCTAGTCCAACTTTATTGTGTCATACTTTTACTGGTAAGTCAAGTCCTAAGGTTTCTCCCGTATGGACAAAACAGCCGAAGCAATCGCTACAGCACCGAAGGCTAGGGACACATCTGAGTCTCCCCAGATAGCCATTACAACGGCGAGCGCAGATGCCACGCTGGCAACTACCGCAGACCAAACTACATTGAGATTATTCATTTCCTGCCTTCTTTCTTTTAGGGCTAGTTCTACCTCTGAGACGGGCTGAAGGGTCTCTCAAAACAACTCCACTACTACGGAGTGCTTTCCTTGCTGTCCTATAACAGACACCAAGTTCTACAGCCACATCATCTATGGCAAGACCAGAGTTGTATAACTTTGCAGCATCAATCTCTATCTTTTTACTTTTTGCCACCCTTACTTACGCCTTTCGTTTCGCTTTCTTTGTTTTAATTGCTTTGTAAAGAAAGTAAGCCAACACACCAACAATCAGGGCAGGTGTATAAACCGCAACACTAAAAAAGTTTGACGAGACTTCTAGCCACTCAAACTGGCAAGCAAGACCACAATCAAGTGGGTCAAGCATTACATTAGTTCCTTCCATTAGATTCCTCCTCTCACTTTGTCGTAGTGAAGTTCAGTTAGTTCCTTACGAAGTCTGTTGTTCTCCCGTATCAACTTACCTTGCGCTCTGATACCTACAACCATAACAAAGCATGAACCCGCAAGCGCAATAATTATTGCGAGCATTGTTCCATTATCAAGCAACATTTGTTTCTTCCTTCCTGTTAGATAAAGCAATCGCATTGGCGCAGGTGTAGCACCACTTCTCTGTTTCAACTCCAAGCAAGAACGCATCTACGCCTGAATAAACTAACTGTGTGTTTTCGCAACTGGCATTTATACATTTCTTCATTTTACTTTTTCCCTATCTTTCTTCTTTGTCTAGTTTGATAAACACTTCATTTGTTTTTATTTGAGGCATTGGTAGTGCTTCCATAAAGGCTCTTGATTCGGCACTTGTCTTTAGTTCAGACCATTTCTCAAACTGCTCATCACTCATAAAAGCAAACTTTAGTAGAAACTCCGCACGAGGTGTGCTAAGTCTTTCTCTGCTTTTGATAAAAGAGGCTTCTCTTTTTGCTAAAGCATTTGCTTTTTTAGTTCTCCAACCTGACATTATTACTACCCCCTTTAGTTATTATGGATACAACAGGTCTAAACAAAATTGGTTCATTTGTTCTGTCGGCACTTTACACATCTCAGGTGTAGTAGCGTCAAGAGCCCAAGCGAACAAAGCAAGCAAAATAAGTCCAACGGCAATTCTGCGTCTAATAAACTTTGCTTCTGTTTTCATTTTGTCTTTCTCCCTTTTCTATTGACTTTCCTAGTCAATACCCTAAGATTACAGCCTTCCTGACTTTTTGTCAAACCTTTCTGACTTTCGGCGTGTCTTAGTTTCTCCACGCCGAAACATCAACTTCGGTTAGCCATTTCGCAAAGCGACCATTGAACAAGGCGTGCTTGCTTCTCTTAGCCCGTATCAAGTCAATCGCTTCTTGTGGCGTGTAGCCCTCACGAATAAGGACTAGAGCCATAATTAGACCGCTTCGGTTCATACCTGCTTGGCAACGAATAAGGACACGCTGTCCTCGCTTCCACTCCTCGTGAGCCATACGAACAATTCCTTGTAGGTCATTTGGGTCAAAGTCTGCCATGTCGCTGTCATAAAATCCGAAACGGATTTCCTTGACAAACCAATCAACAGGATTAGCCCAAGCGTATGCCGTAATTACCAAATCAAAATCCTTCTTAGTAATTGCTGGCGTTGCTAGTTGGTCGTGTATGTCATCATCATCAGTTCCGCCCTGCCATAGGCCGGGCAATAACTCAGACCACAGTTCTCGTGGATACTCAATCGTGTAAGAGCGTGGTGCTATTTTTGTTTCTATTAGTTCTTCTTGTGGAGAAGTTTTCATTTGTATTCCCCCCTTTCTACTGGTAGTTTATCAAACCTTCCTGACATTTGTCAAATCAAGGCTTCTTCTTCTTGCTTACTTTCTTAGAACGCTTTTTTACTTTTAGGTCATAGTTCTTGTGTAGATACCAACCAATCGCAATACACACTAAAACCGAAAGACCCGCAGACTGCGACATAGCGTAGATAGCAATAGC